GGTAGGACTCAGTAGTGACGGGTTCCCAGCCGGGGCCAAGGTCTGTGCCGGGAGGAGCAGGTTGTCCGATGCTCGACTCAGACTGAAGCAATCGAGTGGCATCATCCGCTGCGATACGCTGGCCAGCGACGGCGTACTCATTAGTAGAGGCGTTATAAAGTGGTAGTGTACTAGCTGCCTGCGGCGTGGCCGGCGCTGCCGGCGCTGCCGGAACCTGTTGCATAGGAAGAAGGCCGGGTAGATTCTCAAATGCCTGAGATATCCGGCTGCGCATCATAGCGCCGCTTGCCGCTGCGTTCTGCATTGCCTCGGCAGCACCAATGTCGGGTGCGCTAATGCTTAGATCCCGTCCTGTATAGGAGTATGGATTTGATAGCGTGCTGAACCCTGCAGAAAGCCCCGCCTTTGCCATGTTATTGCCCCTGTGGCAGCGTCAATCCCGGCACTGGGACAAGTTGTTCTGGGAAGATATTAACAGTCGGATCAGAGAACATCCCGCCCCCCGTCTCTTCTGTCCTCGTAGGCTCGTACCTAAGTACCTTACCATCGTTGGTGGTGAAGAGAAGTATCGGATTCCCTTGTGCATCTGTAGCGCCAGTAGCGGGTTTCAGCCCTAATTTTCCTCCGGCTGTAACCATTGCTGCACTAATTTTACCTTGGTTCTTCACATACTCCGCATAGATCTTTCCCATGATCTCTGCTTGCTTGATGTCCATATCGTACATCTTGCCCGTTACCGTATCCTGAAGTTTATAGCCTGCTTTCACGCCTTCAAGATCAGCCTCAAGCTGAGTCTTAATCCTAAGCATTTCAATATCGCGGTTATCTTTTACCTCTTGCGCACGGTACGCCGGAGAGAACCGGCGCATAGCGTGAATAGCCACTTCGCTGGCAGAGATACCTTCGGCTCCCTTGATTACCTGCTGCTGCGGCGTACCCGGTGCAGCAACGATGTTATACGTCCCGTCACTACGAGGCTGGATAGCCAAGCGGTTACCAGTAACTTGCGACATAACAGCAGCAAGGCGGCGCGGATCGTTTTGACTCGTAAGTTCTTCAATCCCCTGCATCCCCTGCAGTTCAATCATGCCGTCATCAATAGCGTCGATCTGAGACTTTACCTGTAGGAAGCCCTGTATCCCCTGCGCGGTTCTACTGGCAAGCATGATGTTTGCGTAGCGCACAAGTTCTTCGCGCCTATTGAGCGCCTTCTGCATGTCTTCGGTTATCTTGGTTGGGTCTGCAAGATAAAAATTTACTTTTGTCTGCGTTGCTTCAGCTACTGGTTGTTGCGATGCAACAACTTCTGACCGTACAACTTCTTTTGGAGTCTTTGGCGTTGCAGGAGATACGTCCCCGGTAGGTTGCGCGGCTGCTGGACGAGCCTCGGGAGGTTGAACGCCTGCATCTACAGGGAAGATATACGCCGTATCAGAAGGGGCTGCGGCGGGAGTAGGCGCAGCAGCGGGAGCGGCGGCGGGAGCGGCGGCGGGAGTAGGAAGCGTAATACCTAATCTCCTAGCTTCCGCTTCTATCCCCAACTGCCGCGCAAAGTCTTCAGCTACGCGCTGAGCTTTTGCAGATGCGGCCTGCTGTCTAGCTCGCAACTCATTGTATCTAGGTCGCATTTGCTCCTGTAGATTACGTGTTGCTTCTGACCCAGTACCATACGCCCTATAACTAGCATAGCTAAGATTATTTCCTGTAGTTGGCTGGAACGCAGGTATAAACAACTTTTCGAGTTTAGCTAGTTCGGCTTCTTCGGCAGGCGTCAGGTACTCAATACCCTGCGAAGCACCCGGACGATTCTTAGCAGGTTCCAGTCTGTCCCCAACAGCGCCACCGCCAAGGGTAGTATCTCCAGCGCCACCAGATAATGAAGGAGCAGTGCCGGGAACCGCTGTAGCGCTAGGGACAGTAGGGGTATACGTGGTCTTAGGGCCGGGGGGAGCAGCGCGAGTAGCAGGGGCGGCAGCCGTAGACGGAGTAGCAGGCTTAGATACTCCAGCTTTTTTAGCCTCAACAGGCTTAGATACTTCTACTACCGGCAACATCTGGCCGGGAGTTATGCCTTTGTAGTTCAGCCCACCTTGGCGCATCTCTTGGTTAAGCTGGTTGTACATTTGCTGTACACGGTTAGCCTCTTCCATTTGAAGCTGGGCAAGACGGTCCGCACGAATCTCTCGTTGCGCCCTACGGATACCAGTGCCTACTTGGCCAGCACCAGCAAGAAAATCACCGATAGCCATGTCTAACTCCTATCAAGGACCGTAGATGCCGCCGTAGCTAAGCCCAGTCTCGCCAGTGCTTCTATCAGGGAACAAGCCGCCGATAAAACTGCCAACGTCTTCTCGGCCCTGCCGCTCGCGTTCGTACTGATTACCGTATGCACCCGCGAGTTGCGAATAGCTAGTCATAGCTGCAGGAGTTGGCAGGGCTGCAAGCCCAGCTTGGCGAGACTGAAGCCGACCCGCGATACCGGTCTGCTGACCTTGCTCAAAGGCTGTACCTCTATTCTTGGAAGCACCAAGTGCAAACCGACGAGCTTCAGCTTGTCGCTTACCTTCGTCGCGGATACCGCGCAGACCCTCGGTAGTAGCAAGACCGGAGCGTACTTGCTCCTGTCTAGCAGCCTGCATGCCCAGTTGCGTCGGATCGAAATACTCAGCTTCGTTGAGCATCTTCTGAGCTTCTTGCATCTTGAGGTTATACAAGTCTTGGTTCTGCGCCCGCATAAGCTGCAGATCTTCCATCTGCGCACGGATTAGCGTCTGCTCTTCGGGTGACATACCAGTCATGCCACCTGCGAGTGCCTGCCCACTAAGCATCATTCCTGCCTTCAGTGTCACATCAGCAAGGAATCTTGGATCAGTAATCTTATCTGCCAATGCGCCGGGAGCTTGCTTGATACGCTCAAATACTGCCGCCGCTTTCTGTCCGAGTGTTTGGGGTGCGACAGGAGCTTGCGCTGCCTGTGCCGCGTTAAACCCTGATGCTTGTCCAAGATCCATCCGTCCAGTAACAGCACCTTGCCCGTAGTTAGTAGCTTGTGCTAGTTCGGATACGTTTTGGGGTATGGTCGGTGCTGCAGCGACATTCCCACCAGCAGACAATCCTGCTCCTCCGGTTGGGGCAGCGCCGAACGCACCAGCGGAAGTATCTCCCGTGATACCAAACATCTGGGAAGCACCAGTGGGGTTAAGATACCCCCCTATACCACCTCCGAGTCCACCAAATAGCGCACCCTTCTTCCAGTCTCCACCAAGTGCAGCAGTAGTTGCACCACCCAGCGTTGCACCGACGAGGCCGCTACCTAGCACGCCACCCACAGCCCCAGAAAGTCCGATTGCTCCAGCAATGATAGGTGACGCATACGGAACGATCAGTGCCGCTGCAATCCCCACAACTTTCTTGAGTGACTTACTCATAGCTAACTCCTACAGAGACATCCTGACATATGAGCAGGACTTGGTGAATCCGAATTTACTCATGTACAACTTGGCCAAACGCTCAGGAGCGTAAGCATCTACAAACTGTACGCCATTAGCACGTAGCCATTGCAGGATGCTCTCCCAATACAGCGACTTAAACTTCATCAAGTTCTTGCCCGCCATAGCGATGATGTCTGCACCCTTGCGTCCGTTCGTCGTGTTGAACTGCAGCGCCATTACACACGTTGGTTTTGTGTCCATGTATCCAACAAACACAACAGCCAAGTCAGTTTGCGTAAGAACATAAATGTCACTTGCAGTCATCTCGTCGTCGGCGATCTCGTTGCCTTTACATGCAGCGTCAAAGTACGGCTCAAGTTCAGGCCAGAGGTCATTAACCCGCTCGGGTGACAACATCTCAATGGCCATCTCAGACATCAAAGATCCTTGTACTTCTGTACCAAACTGTCGAAGAACTCTTTGCCTTTCATCTCAACGACTTTCTTGGGGATGACGTACTCCCCCTCGTGAGCTTCGATTATAACGCCTCCGTCAGACTTTGCCGATGGGGGCACTGGACCACCGGAAGCCATAGATGGCATAGCTGTCTGGCTTGCTGCAGCAGGAGTTCCACCCTGCATCATGTTCTGTCCACCCATGTCCTGTTGTACGGCACGGGCTGCTACGAGCAGCACAAGCACAAGCCCTTGGTCATACTGCTGCGGCAGATCAGCCTCTGCAGCGATACCCTGCTGGATAGCGAACTTACGCACATAGGGATACATCTCAGGATTGCGAGCAGCGACCGTAGCCAACTGCACAACCATGTTAAGTTCCTGCTGCGTCAGTTCACCTGACTGCATTTCCTGCATGATGGTGTCACGAATCTGTGCAACTTGTTGCGGATTCTGTGCAGCAAATTGATTAACTTGCATTTCCATCATCTGCGGGTCCATAGGCGTACCCTGCCTAGGACTCTGGCTAACACCAGCAGTAGTCGGCTGCGGCGCACCGCCGGGGCCAACCATGCCTCCAGCCGCATACTTCGGAATAGCCCCGCCGGGGGAAGGCATACTCAGAAGCCGCGACAGCGCGGGGGGCAGATCGAGTGACGTAGTAGATGGAGCTTGCGGGTTCATAGTTAGCTCTTAAGTTGCTGGATGAGAGTGTTGAGAGTCTTCCGCAATGCGGCGACATCCTCTGCCAAAGTCTGCACGCTGCTGATTAACTTAACATAATCATCAAAGTCAGGGACAAGTACATTACTTACTGAAAAGCCGGCGCCCTCGGCAGTTACTCGCACAAGCTCTGGATCTGGTGCTGATGCGACTGTGACGCTACCTTTGGTTACTGCCTTGCTATCGGAATACTTAGCACCCTTAGCGCCGATAAGAAGATCGACGTTCTCCTTGAGCGCAGTCAGAACATACGCCTGCTCACCGGGAATTCCCAACTGCGGTAAGTTAGGGATAGCGGTGAACCTAGCTTTGCGGATAGCCATCAGACTTCTCGCAAGCCACTGGGGGTCTCGGCAAGGTGGATCGCCCTAACACGGACATCTGACTCAACGCCTACCTCAAACGTGTCCGATCTATACCCCGCTGGGAGCCTAAACATACCGGAGTCGATCAACGAAGTTTCCAGAATAAGCTCTTTGTCTGCCCACATCCTGAAAATTACGGGGCTTACGCCGTTCCAGCTACATTCTTCTGCCTGCCACTGATCGTCTACGTCTTCCCAGATTGGAGATATATCTTCTGCGGTATAGTCAGCTATGACTCGCGCCGCCCCAAGGTTCAACATGCTGGGAGTCTTGAAGACTTTGGACTTCCACTCATAGGTAGACGCTGGTTGCGTCAGTTCATCCCAAAGATAGATATCCCCAGTCGTACCACTTGTGTAGTACAGGCGGTTGAACCGAGTGTCGTACCACGCGGATGTAAAGGAATAGTCCAGATCTACGAAGGAACCAGCCGTACCCTCTGAGCGCTCATAGACGAATGCTCCAGTCGAGTGCGATGCGACATATGCATCACCATACGGTGCTGCAATTATGGTCTTGGGATCAAGCGTTGCGTTCCACGTATCGTTATTGAAGATCGCCTTCGTGATTAGCTGGATACTACCCGGCGTGAAGACCGCAAGCCCATCGTGCGTAGCATAGATAACCGCGCCGTTGATCGTGACGATGCTGCTCTTACTAAGGCACGGGTAGAGCGCGTCGATACGCGATACGGTCATTCCTGCGGCAGGATCACTACCCTGTACGATGTATGGATACGCAGTAGTGGCGACAAAGATGTTACCGGCAATTGCAGTAAGACCCACAATGTCGTACTCGATCGTAACTTTGTACGCCTCGGGCCATGCGTGCGGTTGGTTAGGCTCACTGAAATACAACTCGTTGTTGCGGAATCCCACAAGGATGTTGTTCTGAACAACAGTCAACCCCTGCAAGTCATCCGGCGGCGCATCGTAGTTATCGGTGGACAGAATTGTCAGTAGATTACGCGTCTCAAAGTCGTCGATAAACGAATAGTCTCCACCGAATCCCCACCACCTAGCGGTATCCTCCAAGGGATCTTCAGATACATCGTGGTACAACGTGCCGGTTACGGCGGCATTGTTCAGTGTGATACCCGTAAGTGGAAACCTAAACGTATAATCATCGACAACCTCAGTTACCTTAAGGCCTTCGACATTAAAGCTAGTTCTAGAACAATCGCTGATTTTAAACCGATCATCTACGTCGAGATTGTGCGGATATTCAGTGACGATAGTAGCTACACTATCGGGGTTCCCTACCGGACCTGTCCTTGACACAAACGTCAAGGCTGTCGGAAACCACGCGGTCTTGAGTCTAAAGTATTCAGTACCCGTGGTCGAAGTAACAGTACGGTACAGCCGAACACCGCGAATGAAGTTGTTACCAGTAGGCTTTGCAGTCGGGATGTCAGTAAGCGTGACCGTAATACCATCTTTGATGTAGATGTCGTCGGATGGTCGGGACGCAATCGACTCTTCCTCCCACGGTGTAACCCATGTGTACACATAAGTGCGATTCTGCGTCAGTCCCCCGATGTCTACTTTTCCACCCGTAAATGCGGTCGTAGTAATCTTCGGTCCGGGGCTAAAGTAGGTGAATGTAGTGTCGTTCTCAACTGTACACTCGACGCTCGTAGCGTTAAAGCTGCGGACATCCCACCGAACAACACCCCCAGTGGTCTTTGACGCTGGTAGGACGACCTTAAATCGGTCTGTGTCGATGATCTCAGTAACACTGTATGTGCCGTCGATCCCGGTGCCGGTAGTGAAGTCCAGCGTTACAGATGCGCTAGTCTCAAGCCCGTGATTCAAGATCGTTATGGTGGCTTCTACGGTTCCGACGTTCTCCCATGTAATCGTGCCACTGGTCGTGGTGTTGGGAGTATCGGCAACGGTGAGTGTGAACTCATCCTTGTCTACAGCGATGACTTGGTATGTGCCTTCATACTTTGCCGTAGCAGAGAACGTGAAGTAGCCATAGTCCCCCGTAGCGAACCCGTGGTCAGTCATCGTCACGCGAACAACGGAGGTGTCCTGAACTAGGAAGTATGTTCCTGTACGGTTTGCTCCCTTTGGTTGGGTGTACGTCCCTTCCCGATAGGAGAACCCCGTTATCGTTACAAAGTTTCCAGACCGTAATCCATGCGGCGTGCTTGTAATAATCTTAGCCGTGTTACTGGCATCACGCGCATATGAGGCAGAAGTTTTTGCTGTAAATACAGCCGGGGTAGCGGTGAGTTTTGACGTATCGTCTGGCAGCGGAAGTCCAAGGTTGTAATACCCACCGGCTGTGGGGTACGGGCCGCTTCCAGAAGTAGCTAGATCGTAGTTGCTGACTTTGGGGGCACCGTCGCCTGAGTAGTAGAACCGCTGCTCATCTTCAGACGTTGCGGAAGCGACAACGATATCTACGCTAGTGAGCCACGATAGCCACTTGAGGTTATCGGTGCCGGGATCACGCAGACCATACAGCGTCTTGATCGTTCCCGTTCGGTCTGTGCTATCTGCGACAACGGGGGTAGGGTAGGGAATAAGATCCCCAGAATATAGCTTACAGTTCGTGGCAACCTGTGCCGTAGTTTCAGGCAGCAGTTCCGGCGAGACCTTAGGAGCCTTACCAAGAAAGTTAGTTATCTTTACCCCTGCCATCAGGTGATCAACTCAAAATGCGGTGCGTCGATGAATGGGCGCTTTCCCTGCCGTCTACGGCTATCGATGTAATAGTTCATGGCAGCCTCCATAGGTCCAGTCCAGACGCGTATATCAGGAATGATCCACGCTGCACCCCACCGGATTCCAACATTCTGCTCTATAGCTGCCTCGCGCATGGCCTGTGCGACGTCATCATATAGAGACAACTCCCATGACCCCCGCCCATTGATATAAGCCATGAGGTCAACCGCTCGCCCAGTGAGGTGCTTGGAGTCCATCGTCTGACTAGCACCGGCAGCAACAAGTTCTCGCTGCTTCTCTTCCGATCGAACGCCTTCGATTACACCGAAGTCAACTTTAGTAATAGCAATAGCCCGCATAACAACACGGACAAGCTCTTCGTGAACACCACCAAGGCGCTCGATTGACCTCTGCGAAAGCCGAAACGACATAGATCACTTGACCGGAGCGACGGTCATTACGCGAAGCACTGCACCTACTACCGAGATAGCGACCATTGCGGGGCCGGCAGGGATAGTACCCGGAGCAGACGCCTCAAGTGCGCCAAGGCCGGCAACCAGTGCATTGAACCACAAAGTCTTGGACTTAAAAGGACGCTTCTTTTCCATGATGATCTCCTATGGAGTGGTGTTGTAAACAACGAGGCAGAAGCCGAGGTTAGTAGCTACCGGGTTTGTCCCATTGCTCCAAATCCTCACCTGAATTGTAGTCGTACTGGTGACGTCGCAACTAGCAGTATATGAAGCCGTCGTGCTGCCGTTATGATCTGCCGTTGCTATCGGCATGATGTTATTTACACTAGCAATGGCGGTAGTAAGGGTGATGTTGTAGATGCCTGTACCACCACTAGCAACGGATGTAACACCGATTGCCGTACCAGACAATGCTGCGCCAGCAGTGACTCGGCAGACAGCGTGGACAAGATTTGAGCTACTTGCTGCAACAGACGCAGCAACCTCTTGAAGCGCTGCCTCTACGTTGGTGCCGGTATAGTAATTGCCGGTGTCAGTAATCCGAATTTTGTTAGCCGCTGTAACTTCTTGAAGCGCTGCTTCAACGTTAGCAGCCGCATAATAACCACCTGCATCTGCAATCGTAATCTGTGCTGCGGTTGGTGTAGGTCCAATAGCCGCAAGAGCTACCCCTACCTCCTGCAGTGCATCTTCTACGTTAGTGCCGGTGTAGTAGCTACCAGTATCGGTGATCTTAGTTTTAACAGCCTGTGCAGCTTCCTGCAGCGCCCCGTCTACAGTAGCACTGGCGTAGTAGTTGCCGGGATCAGTAATCCTGATAGTAGCGGCTTGCGCGGCTTCCTGAAGTGCAGCCTCTACATTGGTACCAACGTAGTAGCTACCGGCATCGACAATCGACATACTCGATGCTACAGCGGCTTCCTGAAGCGCTGCCTCTACCGTTGTGCCGGTGTAATAGTTACCGGCGTCGGTAATGTTGATCTTGCTAGCAGAAGTGATTTCCTGAAGCGCTGCCTCTACGTTGGTAGCCGCGTAGAAGTTACCGGGGTCCGTGATGCGGATCTTGTTAGCTGCCGTGACTTCTTGAAGCGCTGACTCTACGGTAGTCGCGTCGTAATATCCACCCGTGTCAGTTATGGTTACAGCAGACGCAACGAGTGAAGTAACGATAGAAGATGCCAGTGAGTCAGCTATTGCGTCCTCTACTGTCGCCACGTTTACCCGCATCTCGATCTTTGCCCCAGCGGCAAAGGAATATGCGGTGCTATTGTCTTGAGCGCGGAGGACAGTAAACGTATCGCTTACGCGTGCGGTCACCTTGACGATCTCATACTCGCCGTTCGTAGCCACAATCGTGGCGTAGAAATACTCACCAACGCTAAGTGAGGGAAAGTTGGCCCCATCTCCAGCTACAAGCACGAGACCGACATCTGATGCGCTTATCGGGATTGCGAGATACCCGACAGCGTTGTTCTTAAGTACGACGGCCATACCTACCTCTTGCGTTTACCACTTGGCGTAACAGGCCAGCTTTGTCTAGCTGGTCCAGTTTTCTTTGCCACCATAGTGGCTTTCTGTTTAGGCGACATCTTTGCGGCTGTCGCCTTAGGTCTGCAGGCAGGGTAGCCGCGTTTGTCGCTATCCCCAGACCGACCACACTCTTTGCCGGTCTTTACGTCAACCCATTGTTCACCAAACCACTTGCCTAAGCCACCTTTAGCCACGCTTTTTTACCCGGTTATCCGGCCCAGACCAAGTTCCTCCGCGCTTCTTATACTCCTTGGACGCCCATGCGTTGGAATATGCGCTCGGATGTACGTCGAACTTGGTCTTAGCCGCCGCTTGAACCCGCGACCATAGTGCTGGGTTGTTCGGCTTAGGTGATGCCACGGTTACTTACCTTTCTTAACCATCCCGCCTTTCATGTACTTCTTCGCGCCTTGGGCCATGCACTTACCGGCAGACTTACACTTGGCGGGGGAGGGGCACTTGGCGCAGGGTTTAAATGACGCAGCCATAAAGTTCTCCTAGCAGTTCCAAGCCCGAAGGCTTTTGTTGATACGGGAATTGGGATCGTTAGCCGTCTTGGCGCTCGTAAGTTTCTTCTTCATACCCTTCATGCGGGCACAGAAAGAATCCCTACGAGGGCCACCTTCGGGCTGTGGGGCTTTCAATCCGGGCTTACCGGGATTGGCCTTGTTGTAAGAAGCGCGACCCTTGGCGTTCAGTCCGCCCTCGGGGTTCTTACCTTCTTTACGAGTCCATGCGGGAGTCTTGGCCATATAGTTACCCTACGCGAACTGCGGTTAGTATGACCGATGGTATTGCCGGTCTAACATACGGAGATGAGATAGATGCAAAGTTCTCCAGCGTGACTGCCGCGTTATTCGGTGCCCAGTAGCACTCGATGTACTGCCCCGCAGTAATGGACTCCAATATTTCTACTGCCGCGAGCGCTGCGCCGCCATCCGTTGATTTTGGTATAGCCACCTTAGACGCAGATGCAGTTATGTCTGTTCCGTTCCTCCGAAACCAGAAGAACGCCGTATGATCAGCGGTATCAGAGTTAGCAAACTGCAGTGTCGCCATGACGCGATATATACCGGTAGCAGCAAACGTGATCTGAGTGCTGGACACCAGTGTAATCCCAGTGTTGTGCCCTGCCGAGTCACTGAACGTAACCGCTGTGGCTGTATCTGCCGTGGTGCTTTGGTCTGCGGTAGACCAGAATTCGCCGTGTGCGAGTCCAGTCAGTGTATTGTACGGGACAGTTCCGGCGGTAACGGCGATCTTACTGATGTTGACCGACCCCGTACCCTTGGGGGTCAGTGTAAGGTCGATGTTGGTATCTGTACCATCAGCGGCGAGCGTAGCCCCATTAAGGTTGCACCCAGCGGCAGCATCGCTAGTTGCAAGAGTCGTACTCTCTACTAGCGTTAGGCCAGAGAAAGACCCCGTAAAGGTAACTCCGGTAACCGTACCGCCCGTGATAGCTACAGCCGAAGCGTTCTGTGTAGCCATCGTACCAAGGCCGAGATTCGTCCTAGCATCTAGCGCATTAGATGCTCCGGTACCGCCATCGGCTACAGCAAGGTCGGTAATGCCGGTTAGCGTTCCGCCCGTTGCTTGAATGTTGCTAATAACTACGGCACCAGTGCCGTTGGGGGCGAGGTTCAGGTTACCGTTTGTCGTAAGCGTAGAGATGCTGGTGCCATCTATACGGACATCATCAACATCTACGTGTGTAGTGGCTACTTTGAGCGCTGTCGCAGTACCGGCGCCGCTGTAGACAGTCTTTGATGTAGACGTCGGACCATCCGATACATGCAGTAGCTGTCCGTAGGTGGCCGATATCTGCGAGCCTGTCAGGTTAATTGGCATTGTTACTTACCGCCCTGTACATAGTGCTGTAGGCCAAACCACATTGCGGACATGAAGCCGACAGTGAGGATACCTACAAAAGCTAGAAAGCTGTGGTTGGCCGCTAGCCGCATCCGCCGCCCAAACCTAAGGTCTTCTCTGAATGACTCCACAGATTCTGGTTTGTCAATATCCACACCCAGTATAGCAAAGACTTTTTTGACTGCGCAATCGACAGCCTCTTCGATCTCTGCGTGTTCCACTACACGAGGTCGCCGCCGCTCTTCACCACCGTAACTCATTGTAAATCCTCAGTATAGGAAGACGAAGCCTATTGCCGTCCATATGAAGTTGATGTTCGTAATGCCCATACCTAACCTAGTACGTCAGTGGGTGCTTCGGAGGTACAGTAAATCCATCCCTACTATATCTTTGGCTCAATCGAGTCACGCGAATCTCATCAAAGTAACCCACATAGGGGTTGCTTGATGTGCCAAGGAATCCAGTCAAGCAGACGGGCGGGTCAAAATACGGCGTCTGCAACGAGTCGTCAAACTCTGCAACCCTGACTCCATCAATGAACATGGCGTACCTAAACATTCCGCCTTCATCCATTCTCTGAACGCAGATATGCTGCCACACGTTGGCTTGTATTAGCGTCGCTCCAGAATTGAGGTTTATTCCGTATGTTGACCCGTCAAACGTGGCCTGATACACAAGCGCGCCGTTGTCTATATGCCAGTTCTGGTATCTAAAGTCAGTACCAGAAGAGTTTACCTTTCTTGTGAACAACTGCCGGATACCAGACACTGATGTAGGCTTTATCCACATCTCTATAGTGAAGTTATTTACTATGAAGTTGAACAGCGGCTCAGTAGCTGTGTTTGAACTTCCACTAATGAATATATAACCAGATGTTGATATTAGCTTTGATCCTGACCCGTACTTCGCATCCGCTGAGTTCGTAAGGCCGGTAGTCTGTATTGTGTTTTTATAAATAGACCAATCGCTAGCAGATTCGCCGCCCTTTTTGTGCTCCATATTTGACATAAAGAGGATGTTGTAGAAATTGCTGTCTACAGTTACTTCTTGGTTTCTAAGGTTAAGCAGTTGAGCAGCAGAGACGCTTCCGCGTTTAACAAAAAACCCTTGGTGAAATCCGTCTGTTCTAGCCTCAAACGCTCCTATTGTAGAGGCTCCATTGCTCTGCGCTCGTAAACCAACGGAGTTGATGCTCCACGACACTGTTGCCAAAGTTGCGGTTAGTAGCACTGCGGTGCAGTCAACCCCATCAATGTTCAACTTAAAATCGGCTGTAGTTGGGACTGTTTTCGTTGGATCAACAGTCAGCGCGTACAGAGATGTCTTTACTTCCGGGTCTGTGTTTGCCGGTGGAGATGGAGGACTTGGTTTTGTACAAGTAAACCTGCGAATCCCAGATAACGCGCCGCCCCAGAAGGTTACATAGAAGTCATTATTGTTGACTCGCTCTAAACTAACCCCGTGTCTGTTCGCATTCGCACTGTTAAACGTGCTAAAAATGTAGTTCGTGTATGAAAGCGCCGGTGACGTCCGGTCATTTCGGAAAAAGACACCGATCGTAAATGTGGACGCCAGCGTAGTAGAGTCTATTGGAGCGGTCCACTTTGCATCCGTTGCGCTAGCAACATATGCTGACGCTGTTCCCGTATTTAAAAGCGAGACAGACTGAGAGCCGGATACTGAGCCGGTTACGGTCAGTGGCGTAGTGAACCCACCTATGCTCGCCTCTGAGTTTCCTGTGCTTGCAAAGGAAGCGCTTAGCGGCCACCAATAGTCAAAATTGGCGGGGATAAGAGAGCCGCCTCCTGCTGCGCCTGTGTGAGATACATAGATAGTGCCCACAGATCACCCGCTATTTGGAAACGGCTGAGTTGCAGGGGCATATGCGCCTGTATACCGGCAAACTCCTCTTGTTATTCTTAATTCGTCCATTAACCCACCAAAAGGTGACGCATTTGGTGTATTGGCGTTTGTATTCGACGTAGAGTAAGCGCCAACAACAAAATTTCTCAGCACATCAGCCCCACGCAAACTATCACCGTATGTTCCCTGACCTATGATGTTCCCGTCAAAAAATATTTTAATTCCGTTTGTTGTAATTCCATCTCTAGTTGCGGCAATACTGTGCCATCCAGCGGTAACAGTTTCGGCTGGGATTATTCCAGAAGTGTTAAATATAGTTGCCCCGTTGGTAGTATATTCAAGTTTCGGAACCCATCGGTTTATTTCGGCTCCATTGGTCTGCCATGCCAACGAAAACATCCAAACGCTATTATTATTGTTAATGCCACCTCCAAACAAACCGGCAATGGTTCCACTGCTCATGTTTGCCCCATTCGCTGGGTCAAGATAAACCCACACCTCGACTGTAAATTCAAAGTTAAGAAAGAAGTTAGTTTGGTTTGCTCTTAATCCAAAAGGAGCCGGTGTTTTTACTCCTCTAAAACAAGATGCGCCAAACTTCTTTTCTGTTGTTTCGGCGGTTGTCGTACTACCAACCGCCGTCAAGGTGTGATTAAACGACGATGAGTCTTTCCATATCCCAGTATCGACGTCAAAATGCATCAGCAACACAACGCTGCTGAAATATGGATCTACTTCCGCAGGCGCACCTGCTGCGCCTGTGTAAGAGACGAAACTCGTGCCCACTACGCCCGCGTCCCGTTGATGATTACCTTCAGTCCTTTGGCTGTGCTATCGCCAATCTGGTCGATGTCGATAGCGATCTCCGCGTCAGCAGCTAAGCCGGTATCGCTGATCACAACCGGTGTTGCTGCAGTGAGGCTAGTCTTCTCGCTGTTGTCGATAGTCAGCTTGGTGGAGAGGATCGACGTACCTGTCTCGTTGATGTCTACCGTCAGGATGGACCCGCTTGTCTGTGCCGTTGAGAGACTTGCACTGATCCCAGTGATAGTCATCGCATATGGCATACGGAAAGTTACTTTGGCCAGTCCGACAGTTAGCGCCGTAGTCTCATCGCTACACGCGATGATGATGGACTCTTGCGGTGAAGGTGCTGGAGTGGTTTCGATTGTCTTTACCCGCCCCGCAAGCTGATCTAGTGCGTCATCAACCTGACCGGGATCTGCAGCACCAGTCCAGTCTGCAGGTGCCAATGGGCTATAAGTGACGTCAGCGGCATCAGATGCGCCGGTACTGCTAGTAATGATATTGGCTGCAGTTACGCGAAGTTCAATCCGGCTGTTTGCTGGAAATGGAATAGCGAGCGTGCCCTGCTGTCCTCGGAGAACAGTAAAGACGTCTCCAATACGAGCAGTCACTCGTATTATTTCGTAGTTTCCAGATACGTTTATTAGAGTCGCATAGAAATAATCCCCGGTGCCGAGGATAGGAAACAGCGCCCCCTTACCTGTTTCTACAGTAAGCGACGTAGCTAAACTTGTTACTGCGTCTGGAACAAGTGCTGCTGCATTATTTGTTGCTAGCTGAACCATACCTAGACCCTACTATGCGCCGAAAGATGGGAATTTAACTCGTACAGTTCCGCGAGCGTTGCCTATGTTAGCCCTAGCCCTACGCTCTGTAATATGGAAAAGATATTGCCGAGCGTGGTATGCCGCAAGCTCTCTGTCCGACCATGCCGCGTTCGGGATCAGAAGGAGGTGTTGCAGCGCTCCGTGAACAATGGAGTCTTCCAGTTCGTCGAAGAGTCCGTCATCCATGCCGGACGCAAGCCTTGTAGGCTTAAGCGCCACGAACATACGCATCTGATAAGTAGCGTCATCAGGAAGCGGAAGGAGGATGTACCTGTTAGGCGTCAGTTGACACAGTGACCTAGGTTCAGAGCCGTCCGCTATGACTGCCTCTGGGAGTACATACGTCTCATTAGGGTTGTACTGAGCCGCGTTGAACTGTGCCGTGTTGTATGGGGTAGGGTTGGTCAGCCCCCACACTACCTCTGGTGACTCTCCACTGTAGAGGTCTACCCACTTAGGATACTTCTCTACTGCTTGCTCAAGCGTAAGGATCTCTAGCGGTCTGTCGTTCAATAGCGCGGAGAACACAGCATGACACTGTGTGTCTACAGGTACGGCGTATGGGTACTCGTGTACACCGGGCAACAAGTTGAACAACGGTACCTGATAGCGCCATGCAAGTGTGCGCTCACACACCCGAATAGCCGCATCTCTGATGTACTGGATCAGCGTAGGTGTTGGGCAACCCGGTACAGCAGGGTTAACCTTTGGGACAAGCGAGGCAAAGGTACGCATTACCATCATACCACCCCATCGACACGCGGATTAGCTACCCGTCCACCGTTTGCGTATGGAAGTCCGGCAGACTCAAAGTCTGTAACTACACGCGATTGCAGTCCAACACCAAGTGCCTGAACAAACGAATCCAGAAAGAGTTTCGCTCTACCGCTGGACACATGCTCATCGTCAACCGACTCAACCAAGAACACTGTGCCGTCAACAATTATGGGAAAATATGAATCGCTAGGGGCAACTATAGTGTCCGCAATCGCATACGTTGTGGGCGTCTGGATGTACTCTCCAGACAACGTTACCCCTGCTACGGGTGCGGGGTAGAGGAAATACTTGTTCGCATTGCGAACGTGGCGCATAAAGTTGACGGGTGTTCCCGAAGCCTCGGTGCGCCATGAAGGATACGACTGATCCATGACGTCACGAGAGACTTCGGTAACAGCCGCGCCACCCACCACACCAAAAATTTCTACGAGACGTACAGAATCTGCTGGGCAACTCTGCAGTACCGTATTTGGCGTGGTCGTAAAGGACGCCATTACAGAAAAAATATCAGGTCGTAGGACAGACATCCTACGGAGTGTCTGATTCACAAACCCCAGCAAGACCGTATCACTATACCGGTACGGCACGCGGGTGTCGTTCACCATACGGCGTACTTCAGTGATAACGTCTTGCGGAGTCATTACGGCAGACCTCTAGCGGCTTCAGCAGCCAGTTCTGGCATCGTAGTATCGGGTTCTTCGGAAAGCTCGGTGGTCATATCGAGCGCACCCTTGCGCTTAATACGAGCCTTCTTAACTTCCTCTACAACCTCGGGCTTTACGAAGCGCTCGGGAAATGCCTGTTCTTCAGTCACTTCCTCGCATACGGGGTTAGCCGCGAGAATTTCATTCCACTCGTAAATGAACCCGTCGTTCTTGTTACGAAGATAGCGCATCACCAATCCTCATTATTGGTTAGGGGGCCGAAGCCCCCGCCCCGTTAAACATCAATCAGACGCTGACGCCGATGTTAGCAACGATTGCCGTTACGACAATCACTGCGTTGGTCGGAGCAGCCGTGTTGATGAGAACATCTAGCGTGTCGGCGGTTGCAAACACGGTAGGGTTCGCCAAGTTGGTAGCCGAGAAAGCGGTTGCGTTGGACGCTACAAGCGAAGCGTACGCCGCCGTTGCACCGCCGTAGCCGACGCTGAACGTGCAGGTCGTGTTGACCGTTTCAGCAGTAACAACCTGCACACCGGCTGCGACGACAATCGAGCCAGCAGGCAGAGGCATTACTTCCAGAACGTCAGCAGCAGCCAGCGCGGTAGCGCCCGCAGCAGCACGAGCAGCTACGATCTTGGCGAAGTCGAGCCTCACCTGAAAGCGGCTGATCGGTTGCAAATCGTGCGGGTGAGCGGCAGTGCCCTTGATGAAACCAAGCGTATCGGTATAAGTAGCCATTGTGTTCTCCCTTAAGAGAAGTGTGGGGGGCTATAGCCCCCCAGTGGATTAGAACGTGATGACGGCTTGCGCCAGTGCTTCGGGCTTAACGACCTTGTAGCCGTACACCTGAAGGCCACGGATGATGTTTCCGAAGGTTACTTCAGAGCGCATCGACTCCATGTTGGTCATCTGCGAAGCGAACGTGAAGCCCATCTTGTGACCAGCAATGATGCTGTACTTGGCGGACGATACGTTCAGGTTGTGGCTTACATAGACCGTGAAGCGGTCGATCATGCCGAGGCGACCGTTGCGGACGATGGAGGTGCCGTCACCGGTAAGGGACGCATCCTTCAGTTCCGACTTCTTGATCAGACCAGCCATTTTGGCGGGAATGACGATGAAGCGGCCCTGCTCAGGAGCATTTGCCTCGTCCAGTACGGTGCCCATATCGACGATCAGATCGACGACAGCGGTGGTGCTGGTAGCGCCGTCCTTGGTTACGGTGAGCGGCGAACCGGTCGTGCCAAGGTTGAACGACGACGAGATACGACCAGCGGTCGCACCCTTGTTACGAGCCGAGATATCGGGCAGCAGATCGGTCAGAACGCGGGTGTCGATCTTGATCTTCATACGCTCGGAAGCGTCCTTCGACCAAGTGTCCATCAGCGTGATGTCCGACTGAACCTTGTCAACATCGTCTTCGATACAGGCGAAATACTCGCCCTTGTCGATGAGAAGCTGCAGCTTCGGCTTGTCGGGGTGTTCTACGGTCAGAGCTTGGCCCTTAACGTAGTCACGGATCGTGATCTCCGGGGTCGTACGGATGTTAACCGTATCGCCGAACTGACGAATTTCGCCTTCGTAGTCGGTGTTGGAGATTGCAGCGAGAACCGTCGCATCGTAGAAGTTCTCGATGAGTTTGCCAGACCAGATTTCGGGGATGAAGTTACCCGAATAGGCGGCGGTACCGGGGGAAGTAGGATACGGCATGGTGAAATACCTCTAATCAAGCATTGATTTGGATGCGATTCTCTCGCTGTGCAGCGAAAATATCGCGTTCGATACGGTCGCGTTCCGGCTCTCGTCCCTTGTACTTACCGGTGCGGACATCGTTGAAGAATTTCTTGATGTCTTCCGGGGTATAGGTCTTAGCTTTGTTGGCCTGCGGGGTCGCAGCAGCGCGTGATCTGCCGGGGGTTACCTGCTTCTCCAACTCTGCACTAGCAGAAACTCGACCTGTGGATTGAGCAACAGCGGCTTGTCCAGTATTCTCAAGCCAAGCTCGGAAGAAATTAGCTACCCTGCTAGCGTCCAATGAACGCTGGGCATCCTCAAGGTACGTCTGACGAGCGATACCAGTAAGCGGGTCGATGTCCAACAGCCACGACTGGAAGTCTTGGTTGTCGTTCACATCTCGCCAGTTAGGTACCAGTCCAGTCAGTTCGCTCCAGAACTGTTGCTCAGCCGACACAGCCTGTTGTTTCACCACAGCTTGAACCTGCGGCACCACGTTAGTCTGCATCTGCTGCAGCATCTGCTCGATCTTGCCAAGGCGCTGAGCTACAGGAACAAGTTCCTCACGGCTCACCTTGCGCATGATGTCGATCGACTCTCCATACTCCTCGACGTCCTGCGAAGTAACGAGAGTCTCGCTAACTTGCGGGCCTTGTGCGGAGGATTTTTGAGCCGACAGCGATGCAAGCAACTGCTCCATCTGCTGTACACGCTGCTGCATCTCCCGATTCTGCGCGTGCAGGCGGGGGACTTCAGCGTTATACATACCTTGAAGAGTCCTGTATTTCTGCAGGACAGTATCTTCCGACACTTTTTCATCAGCGGGCTTATGCTCACTCGCCGCTAACGGAGCAGCAGTCTGCGTATCAGGACTCTCGTCGGCTTGCTGGGACTCATCAGAAAGCACGGCGTCGGCTTGCGCCTCGCCTCCTTCGCCTGAGTTGAGTTGCTTGTACAACTCTTGTACAGCCTCGGTCTGCTTACGAATCTGCTCTGGAAGTGCCACGTTGTACGCTCCTATCGGTATGCGTGATTAGACGGCGAGTTCATAACTTTGCCGCCAAGGAAGGGGCATCTTTGGCAAACTTGTAAAGTTCACCCAGTACCTGACAGCGCCCCTGAAAGACTGTCGGGTTTGCTATTGCGTGCGGAAGCTGCTCAAGCTCGTGCATACGCCAGTTCGTAACCCACTCCAGAAACTCCGGGTGAGTACGCACTATGTGCGCCATAGCTTTGATCAGGTGCGGTTCAGGCTTAATCATGCAGCCTGCCCACTGCTGCGATTCTGCACCGTGTTGGCGTCCATACCACCTTTGGGAGCGCCGTCAGGACCGGTAGGCGTGGCCGATTGTGGCTGTTGCGATTGCTGCATAGCAGCCGCCGACGCCATATTTGCCTGCATACGAGCCTGATAATCAGCCTTCTCCCGAGACGGGATGATGTCATCCACGGGCATCTGCAACCCTTTAGCAACTTCTCTGAGGATGGCAGCGCGGCCATCCCGTCCAATGATCTCTGCGTCAATCTGGTTCGCCGTAGCGTTAAGGAACTCGATCCGGCGTACGTTAACGGTCTCTTTAACAGCGAGGTTGATCGCGCCCTTAGCGACTACTTCTACGTCGCCCTTGATGCTCTCGTCCTCGTCGTAACGCATATTATACACAAACTGCCTGTGTACAATAGGTTTAACAACGTCGCTATCGATGTGCATTACGACTTGGCGAATGCCCTTACCTGCCGCGCCCATGAGCATCGACAAGCCAGAGGACGTCCGTCCAGCGCCCTGCACATTCAAGTCGCCATATACATACGCAGGAATGCCTGAGTGGTCATCCGCGAGGCGACTGAACTTCTCATAGACCGCCATAAGCTCATTAGCCCGAGTGTCGGGCTGGGTGAACCGTACAGCGGGGGCGCTGGACCCGACGGGATCGTTTACCGTCTGCCAGATCTTCCACGGGGTAAGCTGTGTGATGTCCTCGTTGGGCGGCAACCGCTCTAGGTTAACTTCAACCTGCGGGCCTGACGAGATCGCCATGTTGTTAACAAGCGCTCGCGCAGCAGCGTTACAAACGCTCTGGAGATCTTCGATGATCTTGGGAATGCCTTTACCCCAGAATGCACCGGGACACTTGATAAACGACGTCTTGCAGTACGGCTTCTCGCCCAGCGGGTCGTAGTTAAGCACCGCCTTGATGACGTAGTTACCTACCACCCAAACGTTGGCGTCGTACTCACGGGCTTCGTCGGGGATCTCTTCTTTGGTCATGCCCCATTCAAGGAGCATCTTACCGCTGACTTTGCCCCAGAACTCAAGCGCGTCAAACTCCTCAGTCGGGCGCATGTACGAGTAGAACTTGCGCTCCTCCTCGTTCTTGGACAACTCAATGTCCTCGGAGATCCAAGACTGGCCGTTACCGATATCCAGCACCTTGCGGATAGCGTCCTCGTCGTAGCCCGGAACGCCGATCAGATCGGCCAACTCCATACGCGACAGACGGTGATGCTCGAAAAGATACCCCTCATGGATGTGGGTAATCCCCGGCTCAGGGTAGATGCGGAACGGATCAACGCGCTCAAACTCCGGTCCAAGTCGCTCGATTGGCTCGACCATAGTCTGGCCAGCTTCGTTCACCTTCCACCCCAGCGCACGCTGGCGGCGCACTACCGGGCCTTTGATGATAGCCGCCGGGTACGTCACAAGATCCGTGATGAAGTCGTTGAACGCCTCACCCCAGCCGCCTTGCGCAAACTGGTCTTGGATCTTAAGGCTCATCTTGTCTGCGCGGTTCTGCGCAGCCTGCAACACTTTGAAGCGATAGTCCTGCGCGATCATCTCGCGGATCGTAGCCATCTCCTCTTTGGAGGGGGCAGAGCCAGTCTGCTGCACGACCTTGAGAACCTGCTCAGCAAACGAGGACTGGATCTCCTGAGTCTGCACAGGTGAGAGATCGGGAATGGGTGTGGGCGA